TATGTCAGTTCTTTTTATTCTTGATATAATTTTTTCTTCACCTACGTAATTTATTATAAAGTTGTTTATAATATCATCTATACTTATATATTGATAGTTACCTAGTGTTTCAGAGTTAGTAGTTTGCCTAACTAATATTGTAGCACCTACCGCGGGTGCTGAGCTAAAAGTTAATCTACCAAAATTTGCAGCAGCAGCATCACCTTGATAAACATAAGTATTTTGAGCTAATTCACTACCATTTAAAAAAACATCGAACTGAGATTCAGCTGTAGGTAATGGACTAAACGTTAAAGTTATATAACTATTAGAGTTTATAGTAGAGTCTACTGATACTTGATAGCTATTGTCGTAATACTGTTGTTGTGTTCCTGTGAATAATGGCATATCTTATTAATTTTCTTGTTGAACGTTCTGTGCTTCTTCTTGAGCAGCTATAGGATATAATTGAGGATCTTTTATTGTTATACCAGCTAATTCTAATATTTTTATAACTAATTCACTTTCTTCAGAATCATGTAATTCAAAATTTTGACTATCAGTAGAATTATACAAAGCTTCATTTAAAACTATTGTATAAGACCATTCTACAGTTTGTGGCCTAGCAATATAATTACATTTTACTTTGGCTGTAGTTATAGAGTTTGATATTGGATAAACAGTTATAGTGTTTTCAAGATTAGCTGAAGTGTTTGATCTAACATAAACAGGTCTTTTTAATGTAGGTGCTGTTAAAGGTGAGTTGTTTACGTGATGAATATGGTTTTGTTCAATTTTTTCTATTTCAACCCAACCAAGATCGCAGTTGTAATATAGTTCACCTATTCTGTAATGATTTGGTAGAGTACCAATACCATCACTACCAGTCATAGTAACTGGTTGCATATATCTTTCAAATATATTAATTTTTTCTTGTAGTATATCTACCATGTCTCCATAAGTAGAATCATTACCTGGCATTTTCATAAACTGATCTAGATCATAAAAATATTGCTCAAAAATATCCATTTGAGCTTGATTAGCAAACAAATTAAACTCTTGAGGTGTTACATAACCTCTTTGTTCTTTGTTAGCTATAGCTAATACTCTTTGATATACTGTGTCTATACTTACTGCCATATTTATTTTTTTTTATAGTAGATAGTCACCTAATAAAGATGACTATCTCTATAAAGTGATTATTATTTTAATCTTTTTTCAATACTAGCGAAAACTTCTAATCCTTCATCGGTTTTAAACCAAGCAGCTAGCGCTGAATATGGATGTTCATCAAATGGAATTGTCATTAATTTTCTACCATTACTAGCCCAAGTAAATTGTCTGTTGTCTCCAGATAATTTAATTATACCAGCTTCCACAGCTTTAATTCCAAAATTCCTTAATTGTACGTTTTCGTCTTGAACTAAATTAATAAATAAACCAGGATTTCTTTTTGCAAAAATCAATAAATCCCTTTTTATTTCTTTTGAAGTCATTTGAGAAACCTTACTACCTTGTTCTACTCTAAGTATTCCTTCAGCCATATCTATTCCTAGATCTTTAGCTATATTTAAAGCTTCAATTTCTAACTCCATGTAATCTAATTCGTTGTCTGCTATTTCAACAGCATTGTGTTCTCTAAATATAACACCGTTTAATGGGTGGTATATAGATAACATTTTTTGTAAAGATTGCTCTCTAGCAGGAACTTCTAATGTTCCATTTCTAAAAACAATATGTCCTAACGTTGAAGTTCCTTTTTGTTCATCAACAAGCGGGGACGGTTGGTTAGTGGCATATCTAATCTCTCTTTGATAACCTAACTCTTTGTCAAACCATAACAATGGTTTTCTTCTAGTGTGTTTTGATGGTAATTTAAATACCAAAGGTTGTTCTTTTGTTGTAAGATAGTAAAGTCTATCTTTCATTTCCCAGTTGATTCCATTTGGAACACCAGGAGTCATTTTAATTTTCTTTGTTTTTTCCATGATATAATATAATATAAATTTTTAAAAAAATAAAGGTGCAGGGTGCCGAAGCACCCTTACCTTTAATAACTGTTGACTAATAATTAGTCTCCTTGTACACCGTCAGTAGACTTTAATAATACAAAGTTGTTAGCAGCTTGAACACATAAACATCTCTCAGATAAGAAATGAACGTTCATAGCATCCTCGTCGCTTGTATAATTTCCACCTACAGATCCAGTGATCCAAGATTTCATTCTTCTATCATCAGCTTCAGAAGCTCTATATCTTACATGTAAGAATGGTCTTTGGATGTTTTTACCCATAATCTGATCATAAACTGTTGAAGTTCCAGCAGGAACGATAACACCTTCGATATCAGCTACAAGTCCTCTAGTAGTAGAGTCGTTTAAGTATTTCCAATCAGTTTTGTAGAAGTCATAAGAACCTCTTCTAAAACCAGAAAAACCTAAATTCAACGCCATTTCCTCAGAGTTGTTAAATACACCGTAAGAAGTACCACCAGTACCATAAGAATTTTGAGCAGCAAGCATGTTGTCAATAGATAGAGTTGTAGCTCTGTCTAAGAACATCATGTTTTCTTCAATAGAACCTTGCTTATCAAGTTCTTGTAAGATAGTATCAAATTCAGCTAAACCTTCATGAACACCAGATGAAATAGGGTCATCAAAGTCAGCGTTGTTAAATACTAAACCTCTTGAGCTAATAGCTGCAAAAAGACCTTCAGATCCAGAAATACCAGAGGCAGAGATTGCAGATGAACCTGCTTTTTTCTCAGCTTCAATCATAGCCATTTCTAATTGATCTTCAAATCTAATTCTAGCTTCGTGCTCAGATTTTAGATACCATAAGTATCCAGAAGTTCCAGCTTCAGTAGTAACTTCAACCCAACCGATCTGAGCAGTGTCAGAACCGTTTACACTATACTTGTCTCTTAGAATAATTGGCTTATTCGAGAAAGAAGTAAATGTTGCGTCTTTTTTGTCACCAGCGTTGCTAGATCCTTTTGCATATTCTGAACCGTATACAAATACTTTTACAGCACTTACACCATCAGAACCGATACCAGAGATATCAGCAGCAGTATAAGGTTGAGCTGTTACAGTAGTTGCACTAGGCACAGCAGATACATAACATTTTAATGTAGCACCACCTTTGCTAACGATGATAGTATCACCAACAGCAATTAAGTGTGCAGCAGAAAAAGTTAGTAAGTTAGCAGAAACGTCAGTACCTACAACATTGTCATAAGCTACGTGGATTCTACCTTGTTCTGACCATACGACTTCGTCAGAAGCCATAGGCATTTCAGCACCTACCATAGACAAAAATCCAGAAATAGTTCTATTTCCATATCTTTCAACTTCTTTTTCATACACTTCTGGTAAGAACTGTTTTGTGAAATTAAAGTCGTTGCCTGAGATGCTTAAGTAATTTGAACCAAATAAAGTTTTATTCGGTCTTGGAGTTAAGTGCGATAATTCCGCACCAGTTCCAGCGAATGCTCCCATAATTTTTAATTTTTAATTGTTAATTTATTTTTTAATTTTAACTTTGAAATCAGAAACTGAGTCACCAGGAACAACTCTTGCAGAAAATCCTGATGTCGGTATGACATTAGAATTAACTTGTCTAGGGTCCATGCTTACGTTCTTAGATTTAGCAATGCTATCTTTAATAGCGTCAGCTTTACCCTGTTGATAAAAGTGGTTGGCAACAGCATCCGGATTCATAGCAGTAAATAAAGATTTATGATAACCTGGAGCGTCATTCATATTTTTGTTTTTGTCTAAAAACTTATTCACAAAATTATTTATGTCACTTTGAGTTTCTTTAACCTTATCACTGTTTTTGACGTTAAATCTATATCTCTTATCTCCGACCTTATATTCAAAACCTTTGAATTGATCGTTAAAAACCTGATTGGTTTTTTGAAGAAAATTAGACTTAGCTGCATCGTTTGCTTTTGTCGTTGTTTCTAACTCTTCGTTGTAACGATTGAAAAAGTCTATAGCCTTTTGTTGATCTTGCGTTAGCTTAGATCCAGCTTTAACCTCTTCGTAATATTTAGACTTTAGCCCGTCTAAGTGGCTTTTAGCACCGGCAACTTGCTCTTTAAGTGCTAATTTTTTTCTTTTAATATCTCTATCCTCATCTGTTTCTTCATCATAATCAAATTGATCTTCCATTAAAAATGAAATTTCTTCATCTGTTAAATGAGGTTTTGTTTGTTTGTAGTATTCTCTTAATAAAGTTACGTCATCATGATTACTATAATCTTGATTTAATTTTACGTAATCTTCTAAACTACCACCAGTTTCATTCATAAAGTCTACAACTTTTTGAATATTTTCTGGTAAAGGTTCAGCTGTTTGTTGAGCTTGCTCTACAGCTTCTTCAACTTCTTCTTTTAGTTCTTCAACTTTTTCCTCAACCTCTTCACTGGTTATTTCTTCTAAAACAGGTTCTTCAACCTCTTCTGTTTTTTCTATTACCTCTTCTTTGCTTTCTTCAATTGGTTCAAGAACTTTTTCCTCTTCCACCTTTTCTTCATCTCCGCTTTCAACTTCTTCAACAGGTTTTTCTTCATTCTCCTTCTCCTTATTGTTTCTTAAATCAACTTTTACAACATCATCTTCCTCCTGTTTTACTAATTTCTTAGGAGTTTTGATGACAGCATCAGGTTTTACTTCGCTATCTTGTATAGCTTTTTCTTGTTTTTGTGGTTGCTCTACAACCTCTTTAGTAGTTTCTACTACTTTGTCTTCGTTTTTTGCCATAATATAATATAATTAAATAATTAAACATTATCTAGGATCAAATTGACCTAGATTACCAAGTCCACCTAAACTATCATTACCCATAGATTCAAACTTTTTAGGTGGTTTATTGTTATTTCTTTGATCTATTAATTCAGATTGTTGAGATGCTTGAATTCTAGTTCTTTCATCTTTACGATCTTCCTTACCTTTTTCTTTATCTTTCGCAACATTTAACTCTAGGTTTTTAAGTCTCATGTTTATCATAAACTCATGATTCATTAATTCTTTTTTAATCTGAGCTTCTTGTATTAATTTTTTAGATTCTAAATCAGCTTTACCTTGTTCAAGCTGCATCGTACTTTGAATAAGAGCTTGATTTTTTTGAACTTCAGCTTGAGCGGCAACTTGTTGCGCTTTAGCATTAGCGTCAGCTTGAGTTTTTATATTTCTTTCTTGTAACTCTTGATCTTTTTCTCTTTTCTTTTTTCTTCTAACCTTAAGAAGTTGATTAGCTAGTTTAACGTTTTTAATATCTCTTAAATCAATAACGTCTTCTAGTTCTATACTTTGTTGTGTTAATGCCATTTGTATATTGTTTTCTAGCATTTGTTTTTCTTCTTCATCTGGTGCAACTTGTAAGAAAATACCAAAGTCATAAAGATGTAGACTAGCAACTTCATCTAAAGTAGCTATACTATGATTACCTATTTTTTGTATAAACGCATCCCTTGTAGGTGAGTACTCTAATACATCAGATATTCTTAACGATATAGATTCAGCAACCTCAGCTGTTAAGTATAAACCAGAATTCAATATATGCCTAGTGGCTGTGTTTGAATTAGCCGCTGCTAATTTTTGTACACCAACTAAAGCTCTTGAGTCAGGAGTGCTAGCATCTCTAGCTTCATTAAGACCAGTAGCATCTCTAATCATCTGCATATAATAATTATATGTTTGAATTAATGATTGCATTTTTTGACCACCAGAACCTGATTGTATTTCTTGAATAGGAATTTTACCAGGATTCATATCACCTTCTGAGGTGAATGATCTACCTATAACACTACCTGTTTGAAAAAACATGTTTAATGCTTCCTGTGGACTGTAGTTGGTACCATTGCCTAAATCTATTTCAGCTAAACCATCAGCGTCTAAATATACACCATCTGGTACTAATCTAGACATTACTTGCTGTAATTTTAAATGCGTTAACTGTATCATATCAGCAAAACCAGTTATTCTACCAACTAAAGATTCTATTTTACCTTTGTAAGTTCTAGGAGCAACTATGTTATAATTCATTTTAACCTTAGTGTAATCACTTTTAGGTCTCATCATGTTTTTAGCAATCTCCCATTTTAAAAGTTTATCAGTTCCTAAAACTAAAACACCTTCATATAAAACCTCTAGAGATCTTTCTATTTTTTCAAATTGACCAACCATTTCTTGTATTGGGGGATCAAAAGTATCATCTCTTAATATAACTTTACTACCACCAGTAGCTGTATCTTTAACTTTATAAACCTCGTTCATGTAAGTTTTGTAGTTAAAATATAATAACTCTATAGTATTTTTATCACCAGAATTAGAATCAGAGGTTGTGTTATACCTCATGTTAGATCTTTGATTTGGCTGTTTAGCTATTTTAGTAAGATCTTCCTCAGTCATATTAGGAAACTCTTTCTTTAATTCATTTATAGGTATTGTTTTTACCTCACCAACATAATATATGTCATCAAAATAAGGAGACTCTGTGTAAGAGTAAACTAAATTAGCAGGATCAACATAATCAATTTTAATACCTTCAGATGTAGTAAACGTATCTTTAACACAAGCTATACCTAAAGTTGTTAAATCATAATATAATCTTTTTCTAGTTTCTTCAAACTTATTACCAGTTAATATAGTTGTTATAGCTTGCTCTTCAGCAATTTCTACTTCTTGCTTATAATTTAACTGCATGTGAAGATTTAATTCTTCTTCACTATCAGGTAGTCTTTCTGGATCAGTTTCCTGTAAATTAATACCAAAAGCTTGTTGAGCAAATTCTGTTAACTCTCTAGTTTCTATATCTCTTAATATAGACTCCATGTATTCTGTTCTCTTACTCATTCCGTAAGGATCTTGAGAGTATGCTTTTACATCATACAACCTATTAGACATACCATTAACTACTATGTCTACAAATTTAGGTATAATAGGTACAGGTTTCCAGTCTAAATTAAGATAAGATAAATCACCATTAATAGATAATTCATTTTTATATTTTTGTATACTTTGTTCTCCTCTAGCGTATAATCTTAGTTTATGAAACTCGTTTTGGTTATTATAAAACCTATTAGTTCCAGAATCTCTTTTAAACCATTCATTTTCTATGGCTCTAGCTACTTTTAAGCCGTAGTCATAGCTAATCTTTTCGTTATCACTAACGACTTGACTTGGGAAAAAACCTTTTGTAACTGATCCTGCCATATTAATTTTCTATTAATTTTGATTGCATGCCTTTATTTTTGTATTTTGCTATGCTTAAATTTAGTTTTTCTCTTTTTATATCTGCATTTGGTTTGTATAAATGCCTATTACATGCCATTATAGCTAGCCCTGAGCTTATAGCTGCATCAAATTTTGTTCTATTGTTTATATCAAACTTAGCCCAATCACTTAAAGTTCTATTGAAATACATATCACCATAGCTACCATCTACTCTTTTCTGACCAACGTGATCTTGTATGTACATTTCAATTGCAGCAGCGTGTGCTTGTTTAATATCTTCACTAGAGTTTGGTATTCCACCAACTTCTTTTTCTGCGGTTGATAATTTATTCCAAACTTTATCAGGCCTGTTCATGCTAAAACCTCTATAACCGCGTCTTCTTAAATAATACAATAGACGGGGTTTATTATTTTCCGCTAGTATAGGCATCCCGTAAAATACTATTGCCATTAGAACGTCCTCAAAGAACATCTCAGCGGTTTGTGGTCTAGCTAAGTACTCTAAAAAAAACTGGTTAGGTGGACAATCTTCCATACTGAACTTACTCAAACCGTGTAAAGCTCCTTTAGAGCCTTGACCATCAACTGTTCCTGATATATCATAACTATCACAACCAAAAGCACCCATGTGCTCGTTACCAGGATATTTTAAACCATTTTTTATTATAATCTTATTTTGTTGGTTCAACAATGGTGTCCATGAAATTTTAAACCTACCTTTTGGATCTGGATAAAATATTACTTTTGAATCTTTTATTCCATTAACCCATTGAAAATTACCAGTTGTTATAACTTTACCTAAACCTAAACCTTCATTAAAATCAATTTGTTCGTATATTTTTGCTAAATTAAACAAACTGTTTTGTGTTTCATCTCTAAAAGCATGTTCTTCAGTTCTAGGAAATTGCCTATAAAATTCATTTAAAGCATCCCCATCGTTTTTTAAACCGTCAACTTCATTTTGCCAGTGTTCTAATATACCTGTTTCAATTACTTCTCCAAAAGGTCCGAAAGCCTCTTGCTCTGGAGTTTCGAATACAGGTATGCCATAAGAATCAATGAATCCTTCGTAGTTCCATTCCATAGGTATGAACAAACTATAGAGTCCTGAGCTTGTCTGTCCATTGCGGTTTCTTTTTGTAACATCTGAGTTTTTATATAGTTTTTTAAAGTTATCACCGCCTTTATCTAAAGCATTTGATGTTGAACCCATCATGCATTTACCAATAATTCTACTACCTAATCGTAGTGTTGTTTTTGTAACTCTCCAGTTATTTAAAATGTTATTAGGTCTCTCCCATTTACCACTTTCATCATGAGCTAACAACTTAAGTTTTTCACCATCATAACTATTATCACCGGTATTTTTCCAATCAATAGTAGTGTCTAACCCTTGCAAATCATTATCATCACTACCTAATTCTATTTTTCTTCTAGTTAATTTACTAGCCGGTACTCTATATGCTAATTCTGTTTTAGGTCGATCCATACCATCTTGAATCGGTTTAAAAAAGAAAGGATAATTAACCGATATTGGCACAACCTTATCAGTAAACATTTTTTTAGCGTCCGGTCCTGTTTTAGATAATATACCAAATCTTGAATCACTTGATATAGTAGCCATATTAACTAACTCACCAGAAGCCATAAATGAAAATCCAGATCGTCTATTTTTAAGGTAACACATACCGTAACATCTTTGATCAGCTTTACAAGCTTCCCAGAATATATAAAACAATCTATTTGCTTCTCTAAAATCTGGTTGACCAACGTCTATCTTACTCCACTGTAAGTACATATAATGTGTACCTGTTAAATATGTTGGAACACCTTTGTTGTAATACCAAAAACCATCTTCTCTTCTACTGAACTCTTCTTCTATATAATCTATATATTTAGATTTAAATTCACTAGGGTATTCTTTCCAATCAAATATTGTTTTAATTCTTTTTAGTTCTTTTGGGTATTCTGTTACCTCCCAACTGTCACTTTTGAATTTATTAATTTTTTTAGGTGTTTTAGGTAACGCAATTTGAAAATTTTGTATTTCATATATTTCACCAATCTCACCAGTTCTACTAATAACAACAATGTCATGCTCTTTATTATAACCGTATTTCCACTTTTTAGACTTATTAAGTCTTTTTATAGTGTTTATTTTTATAGGTTCTACAACCTTATACAATGTTTGCTCGTACATTACTTAGATCTTCTTTCTGCAAAACCACCAAAAGATGTTTCTTCTGCTTTTTCTTTAGGTTTATTATCTAACATATCTTGCTCGTCCTGTATTCTATTCAATATCTCAAAGGCATCAAATATAGCTAGCTTTTTTGTTGCAGCTGCATTTTTTAATCTATCCGCTGACACATCATCTTCACTATCAACTATTTTTTCTTTAGCAACTTTAATAAGTTCTTCAACCGCTTTATGTCCAGCTTGGATTATATTCTTCTTCGTTTCCTTGATATTCATATTTAATTGTAATAAATTTAGATAATAATCTATATAGCCTTTCGTTCTCTATAACAAATTCATACTCGCTGTTAGGTGTGAACCCTATTAAATCACCAACTTCAACTGGAATAGTATTGTTTGTGTATTTAACAATACCTATCAATGGTTTTTCTTTATTAATGTTATATATGCTATCAGAGCTTATAGGTTTTACAAAGCAATACTCTGGTAAACTAAACCAATTTTTATTTTTTTTGTACAAAAATAATTGATCTAAAGATACAAAATATTGATCTTCTTTAAAAAAAGATCTACTATTTCTTTCTTCACCACGTTGGTCATGCCATCTTCTAAAAACATTATGATGTATTACAACAATATCCCCTATTTTAATATCTGTTTTTATGTTCTTAGGAACAGCTAAAACTTTAGCATGTCTATTAACATATTGATGATTAAAAATTTCAGTGTTAAGTATTAATTCTTTATCACCTATTTTTTTAACATTGTTGTACCTAGAACCTAAAGGTTCTACTAAAAAATCATAAAGTCCCTGCATTAATACTCTAGATTAAACTCAATAGCTATAGCCATGTTTTTATTAAAATCTTTCCACGGTAGTATTTCGTCGTCCTTTTTAATATAAATACTATATTTATCGTCTTCTTCTATTATATCAGAGATGATATGCCCTCCGTAAACCTCTTGGCCTACGGAGTAGTGCATAGCTTCATTTTTGTAATCTCTACCGATACTAATCTTTCTTATCAGCTGCATTTTCTTCAGGTATTTCAGTAATAGTACCATCTTGTAAGTTAACAGATACTTTACCGTATTTTTCTTCAAGTTCACTTTGAATTACTCCTAATTCTTGTTGAAAAGCTTTTAAAATTTCAATAGCCGCAGCTTTTTGAACTTCTAAACCACCAACTTGCATTTGAGCTTGATTTATACTATTTACCTTTTCTTGAACTGACTTTAATTCTTCATCAGTAATTTTGTTTACATCTTGAGCGATGTCCTCTACTTTTACGTCTTTCATTTTATTAAATTTAATTATTAATTGTTATACATCCGCGTAGTCTTTCCACGCATCTTCAGCTTTCATAGCCGTGTACGCTTGAACTACAGGGTTTTTTGCACTACTTGATACATCCATTACGAAATTACCGCTAACCTGAGCAATGTTTTCATAAAATTTACCAGCAGTGTCTCTAAGCGCTTTGTCTTTCCATATTTTAGCTTGATAATTTGCAGAATTACTTTTTACTACCACATCGTGATATACTGCTTCAGTTTTTAAGCTACCATCTGAATTATACACAGCGGCTGTTTTAATTACGTTGTTAACGTTCTCATCAGTATTGTGATTTACGCTAACAATTTTTACATACGCATCAGCTAAGCTAATGCCTTTAAAATTGTAAGATCCTTTTAATGCCATTGTTTTGTTTTTTAAGTTATTTCTATGTTTATATTATTACGCTATTTTCACGTTTTTTAAGTATGTTAAATCACTATAGGCTTCTCATGTCCAACTATTACGTCTAGATGTGCATGTATTGGTATGCCTGTAGATTTTAAGTTATGGCAAAAAGCCATTGTTTCAGATATACATTTCCAATTCCCTGGTACTGTAAAATAAGGAAACTTCATAAGCTCATATACACCTTTTTTTATAAGCATAAATGCCATACCAGTAAAAGAAACTTCAACAATACCTGAATTTTTTTCAAGAAAATCGTTATTTATTCTTAATTCTTCTTCTCCAACCCAACAAGCATAATACTTAGAAGCTTCAATTTTTGCTAAGCCAGTTATAACTTGTTTATCTGCGTCAATTAATTTTTGTAGATCTTCGGGTTTAAAAACCATATCAGAATCAATCCACATTAAATAATCATATTCTATTTTTTCTCCAAAAGGATTTAAACAAGGGTTGCAATCACTTTGTGGGTTTATACCTAAGCAAGTATATCTAGCTAAATGAACTATAGATGTGTAACCATTGCTTAATTCAGCTTGTATACCATTTTCTTGACAATACTTTAAAAGCTTTGTCCATGATGTTAAAAAATTGTTACTAAAATTCCTACCAGGAACACAAAATATTATTTTCATTTTATTTAATTTCTTTTTCTATTAAAGGTATAAGTATTTTACCATTAGCTTCTAAATAAGAGCTATAATTGTTTTTAATATTATCTTGTATTTCTTGTGTTATATCTTTTTCCTCCCACCATAAATCAATTAATATTAAGTCATATTTTTTATTAGGTGTGTATGACAACGCATTACCTTTTATTATGCTTATAGGAGATTCTAAATAATCAATGTAATCTATTAATTCTTGATTATTTTCTATAACATCTATTACACTACAGTTTTTAATAGCTTTTGCATATTGAGGTAATAGACCTAAACCTAAACCACCTATTAATATTTTATCAAAAGTAAAACCATCATACAGGGCTTTTATTTTTGTACAAGGATCGCAATCACCTAAAAACACTTTACCATAATGATCTATGTTTTCTATACATTTTCCATCTCCAAAATCTATTTTAGAAATACCTTCTGTTTTAGTTACACTGAAACTAACACCTGAGTGTTCTTTTATTTTACTTTCTTCTATTTTCATATTAACATGAGTTTACACTAGTTATAACACCACTGCTATCTACTTCAAATCTACTAGTTGTATCGTCTCCAGCATCACAAATATTACAAAAACCATATTTACCAGCACTTGGTGTTGACGTACCTGTGGCCGCTGTATAAACTTGATCACCTGTTGATGGTGATACATCTGGAAAATACCAAACAGCATCTGTAGCTTGACCACAAGCAAATACTCCTTTTGGTACAGATGTACTATAAACATTTATACCAACTCTAGGAGCTACACAATCTTGATAATTAGAAACAACACCAGAGCTACTAACTTGCATTACTTTATCTATTGTAGAAGCTGTTGTACCAGTATATTGACCACCACATCCAGAAGTACCACCAGCGTTTGCTACAGAATCAATTCTTAACCATCTATCACCACCAGGCATAGCACCTTGGTGTCCAGTACAAGTGTTATACGCCCAATATATAACGCTACCATTTCCTAATGTTCCTTGATAAAGTATCTGAGCGCATGTTCCTGGTCCATTAGACGCGGCGCATGCATTTGCCTTTGATGTATGAGTCCAGTTATTAGCATTACCAGAAGTTCCAACTATACCAGCTGACCTGTAAAAACTACTATGATACCAGGTACCACTACTAGTTATATCATGATCATAACCATAAAACTCACTCATAGCGTGGGGTGTACTACTATTAGGATGTAGTAGTGAATTAGTGTTAGTAGCTTCCATTACTACTTGCGGGCTATGATTGCTACCACTTGTAGCACATGATTCTAAAGATATAGTACCAGTACCACCAACAACATTACCACCTTGTCCACCTTGTATTGCTGTTGTGTCTGTATAATCATCATTTTGTTTTTCCCTACATATACCTAATAAACTTATTGCACCTGAACCTGGAACAGCCATTATTTATTACAATTACATTTGTTAGACTTTAACTCTTCTATTTCAGCTTTTAAATCTTTTATAGCTTCTATTAAATAACCTGTTAAGTTACCATATGCTACACCAAGTGTACCATCCGTTTCACTTACTAACTCAGGTGCTATTTTTTGTATCTCTTGAGCTATAACTCCAGAGCTTTCATTACCATTATCTTTTCTTGTAAAGCTAACGCCGCGCATATTGTATACTTTAGAACCATCTAAAGTTTTAATATTTTTCTTTAATTTTTTATCTGAGTAAGCTACGACATCTCCAGAAGCTGTTACTGTTCCTGATGTTGCTATAGTAAATAGAGCAGTTGAGTTATTTTTATAAAACGTGTGGCTAAAATCACCCACGTTTTGATACCTCATATTGTCACTTTCCCAATAGATAAAAGTTTTACCAGTGCCATTAGCTTGAAATCCAACACCACCTGATAAAGCAGCAGCAGTAGATCCCAATGTAAGTGTTTTACAACCTCCAGATATACTTTGAGGTGAATCAGTTCCAATACCCACTTCGCCGTTTGATGCAATTTTCATTCTAGCATTTCCTCCATTGTTGGCAAATGTCATTGAATTATCATTATGATCATATGCTACATAACCAGTATAAGCTTGATCACCTGTGCTACCATCTGCAAAACATAAATATTGTTTTTGACCTGTTCCTGTCCCGGTTATTGTAATTCCATTTTCATCAGGCGCAGCTATAACAAGCTGATCACCGTAGTAACTATTTGGATCAGTTAGTCCAATTCCTACGTGACCTAATTTATCTATCATCATTTTAGTATCAGCAATACCAGCACTATTGCTATCAGCATTTGAATTAACTAAAAAATGTAATTCTTGTCTTGCAGCGCCATCTCCTAAAGCTTTGGCTGCAATACCAATTTTTCTATACGCGGCATTTGCATCTTCTGCATAACCTAAGCTTATACCGTTCCATTGACCATTAGTGTTGTTCTGCCCACCAAAATGCGCGACAAGATTATTTACCGTTCCTTTTACTTGAAGTGCAGAATTTGGGCTACCTACTCCAATTCCGACGTTACCCGTCGCGTCTATCATCATCGCTGATGCGCTTGTCATATAAGAAGCTGAACCACCACCATCAGGACCAGCTGTCCAAAAATGTATTTCTCCAGTATTCCAGTTAGTATCTGCACCTGCCCCTGTTTTTTTACCACCAATAGCTCCATATACTGATGAGTAACTACCTGACTCAGAAAGTGCACTAAAAGTTATTAATGGTGAATGAGTTGAGTTTGTGCTACTGTGATTGTAAAGATTTAAACCTAAAGAATAACCTATTGCTGTTGAGTTACTGTTTCCTGCACTAGATAAAGTTAAAATTGGATCTCTACCATCAGTAATCCATCCAGCTCCATTAGTAGTAAGTGTTCTACCATTACCTCCAGAATTTGTATAATTATGATTTCCAGAATCTGTATTACTCATACTGTAGAAACTTCCACTTGCAGAATTATTAACATTAAAACCACCTGTTGTTTCATCAGTACCAATTCCTACTTTTCCAGCTCCCTCTGCTTCAACAAAGAAAGCATGTGTACTATTATTTGACTCTACTCTAAAATCAACATCACCACTACCTTCATTTACTACAACCTCACTTTGTGTTCCATTTTGTTTAGCTGTTAGTAGTTGTACACCATCACCATAAAAATCTATAACACCATCAGAACTTTCTGTTATATAAGTATTACTTTGACCATCTAGATACAATTTTCTACCAGCTGGTATTGCAAAATCTGTTGAACCAATTACATGAACATCACCGGTAATTTGGAATCTATCACTACCACCTGCAACAACTTTATAAGTGTTATCGCCACTAAAACCGAAATAAGTATGTGTATCACCATTGTGTTTCACATAATCATTTATAGAAAGCTCTGGTGTATCTATATTTCCAGTTACATTAATACCCGCGCCAGCACTTATAAGCCCTGCAAAAGTTGCAACACCGTCATGAACCATTTCTTTAGTGTTCTTCCAATAAGTTGCTACTTGTGTATTAGTACCTAACGCACCGTTTGAACCTAATGTAGGTTCTACAGTATTAGCATTACCTAATAATAAAGCAAATTTTGGACCCCCAGTTCCACCCATATCATAAGCGTTGGTTAAAGCCCAATGTCTTTGGTTACCTGTCCAACCTCCACCTGAATGCCACATTAAGAAACCTTCATTAGATAATCTTGTACCACCGCTCCAATCTACTGAATAACCTGCTAACACAGTACTATGTCTAGGGTTATCATTAGATGATGAACCACTATTTGAACCTGCCATTCTACCTAATACAATCTTATGCTCTTCACCATCATCATCATATGCCGGTTGTAGTACAGTGTGTCCTGCACTTTCTATATAAAGACCAGCTTGACCTCCACCAACTACACTAACAGCATTAGTTTCAAATCTAACGTGGGTATCTGTATCACCCTGGTGATATATGTATTCATTAAGTGTTAAATTATCATCTATTATAACAGCTCCATTAAAATAACTAGTACCGTTATTATAAAAATCATATGATCCATGAACAGCGCTACTCATTACAGCAAACTTACCTGTAGCATTACCTGTTGCCATGCCTATATTCCCTGCAATAGTTAAATTCCCAGCGTCAGTAAGTGTGAATTTTTCACTTAATGTTACAGCGGTATCAGCGTTTACAGATGCAGTGGAAAAATACATATTAATCTCACCCCTTCTTAATCTCATTAATGTAGCTTTACCAGCTTCTATTGATTTACCTGCGTCACCACCTCCATAGTAAAAGTTTTGGCCTATATAAGTTTCATCTGCTCTTGAGAATAAAGTCATTTGATCTTTATACGTCATAGAGCTGGTAACATTTGCATGCCAGGATGGTATAGATGCATCAGTTAACCCGATATGCTGTGTTAATGAAAAGTTACCATCTATTTGTACATCACCTTTAAAAGTTGCAGATAAATCATTGTTTATCGTTAATGCAGTATATCCACTTGGTAATGATGTACCAATTGTTGCTTCTCCACTACCACTTGCATTTTCTGGTGGATCAATAATAAATGACATAGCCGCACCAGTAGCCGCGTTGTTTCCAGTGAATAATATTCCTGCTATATTACCCCAGTTATTATTTCCATGATTTGAAGCTCTTTTATAATTAGTACCATCCCATCTTAAGTTAGTACCAATCCATGATCTCCATACCCCATTTGTTGTAGACCATAAAGATATAGCTCTTGAATAACCTATTGCCATACCATGACCACCAACCGTAAACATACCGGAATCTGCATCTATAGGTCTTGATTGAAAATCATGAAAACCTTGCAACGTTGATTCGTTTATAGTATATCCTTGTGAATCTACATTACCTGCAAAAGTTGCATTGTTGCTTTGATCAAGAGTTAATACTGTACCTGTTAAAGAACCTGTTGCTAATTTTAAACTACCCTGATAAGCTGTTAAAACTGTTCCATATCCATCATTACCATCTGTAACATATAAAGCACCACATTCTGTTCCATCATTTTCTTTGAAATATAAAGCACCAGCACGACCATTTGCTGAACTTGTTCCTTTAAAAAATAAAGTTGGTACACCAGTACCAAATGATGTTGCGGCTGCTCCTAAGCCAATATTATCAGCTCGCACATCACCTGTAAAAGTTGCATTTTGTGAAGAATCAATCCTTAAAGCTTCTGTTAAACTTCCACTATTTGCTCTTGTCATAAAAAACAAATCTGTATTTCTATCTCCCGCATCTTGAAACTCAGCACCTATTCTTGCTGTTTCAAAACCAGTTGAATTTGAAAAACTTATTGGAATAAAGTTACCATCAGTATTGCTTGTATTCTTTAACCAAATTCCATGATCACTACTCGCAGCTACATTAGTACTTGTGTTTGATTGTTCTACTCTAAAACTCTCAGCAAAAACACGCCCTGCAAAAGTTGCAGCTCCGCCTTCTGACATATCAAAAACTAAAGCATTTATACCAGAACCTCCATCATCACCAACTAAATATAAATCTTTATCTTGACCTAAATTGTATATAACACCGTTACCCGAGCCATCTGTATACATTCGTAAACCTGTTCCAGCGTTTACGTTTCCTGCAAAAGTTGATCCAGTAGATGTCATTCTTAATGGTTCAACACTACTAGCTAATTCAAAAAATATCTCACCACCTGATTCAATATTTTTCATAGCAAAATTACCTGCTTGAGAACCATGACCTGCACCATAAGCAAGTATATATGCTTCATTTGTTCCATGTGCAGAAGTCTGCCACTGTTGAAGTGTGTAAGATGTTTGGCTGCTACTACCTAATATTAAAGGATTATCAGCGGTGCTACTATCAGCTAAAGTTATAGTTCCAGTTCCTGTATCAGCTGCATCACTTCTTAAAAATGAAGCTGCATGTAAACTATCAACCGTGTCGGCGTTACTTACTGTAACACCTGTTAAGTTACTACCATCACCGTATAATGTATCTGCGTATAAGTTTCTTACTCTTGTAGCGTTAGAACCTATATCATATGCGCTATCAGCTACAGGTATTAAATGACCACCATTTTCTATATTCCACCTACCAGTGTCATTAGTCATAAACTGTAAATGGTTATTTGTGACTGCTCCAAATTTAGCTAAAGAGCTTTGTGCTTGTATTCTTATTTCAGCACCACTTGTTCTTGTTATATCTATTTGACCATTACCACCTCCACCACCAGTTACATCAATATTACCACTAGCTATTGTTCCTGCAAAAGTTGCGTTACCATTAGCTGCTAACGATAATGCTGCGGTTGCAACGTTATCAGTATGAAAGTCCATTCTTTCAGTACCTTGTAAATATCTTATTTGACCTCTTTTTTCTGTAGCATCATCTGCTGTGCCATCTGCAAAGAATATTGATCCATAACCACCTGTTCCACTTTGTATTGTTATACCAGTATTACCACTACCTGCACCAACTACAAGATCATCAGCATCAGCGTGAAAGTCAGTTGCTGTAGCACCTATACCGACTTTACCTGCAAAAGTTGCATTACCAGTATCTAAAATGTTAAGAGAAGCGGTACCACCAGTGTTAATTTGTAAACCTCCGTTTGTAGTATCTCTTTCTATAGAATTATAACCAATATTACTATCTATAAAATCAATTGCTTGACCGGATGCCATTCTAAAACCTGTAGCCGCGCTTACATATCCTGCAGACAAAGAACCGTCATAGCCTACTTGGAAAGGTGTCCAGCCAGATGTATCAGATCCAGTACCTGCGGCAAGAGACATAATCTTACCTGTTATAGTTTTTTGTATTTGTTTGCTATCACCGGTTGGTAATGTATTTACGTTTGTAAAGTTTACAAGAGCTGCAGATGTAGAACCATCTGGAAGTATTGTTACTTCAACGTAATCTTCACCACCACCTTTTATATCTACAAAAGCTTTACCTGTTGTCGTGTTTCTTACAACTCTTATATCTGTTATAAAGTTTGGGTAACTATTATGTAGTATTGACAATGTAGAGTTAGCGTTTGACCAAGCTGTATTAACTATAGCTTCAACTCTACATGGTGTACCACTACCACCACCTGTTTGTATTAAGAAATGACATTTACCTCTACCAGTACCACCTGATATTTCAATTATTCTATGCCATCCATTGCTTGCATCCCATGATTCTCCTCCAGTGTTACTATTAATAGTTTCTCTATAAAAATGATTATCGGATGTAATTTGTAAACCATTAACGTGTAAAGTGCTTGTGCTTACATAAAAATCCGCATCAGAATCAATAGAATTAGTACCACTCCAAACAGCTAGTCTATTATCAACTCCACTACCTGTTACACCACCTGATGAATCTTCCCAAGCAACACCACTACCTGTTGATGTTAATACTTGACCATCACTACCTTGAGCGCCGTTAATTTTATAATTTGTGGCATCTACAGTACCTGCAAAAGTTGCATAACCGGTATCCGCTGTGATAACAAATGCGCTATCTAAAGTTCCTGCGTCAAATCTAACATTACCACTATTGAATAATATCATTCTTGTATCCTCACCATCATCATTTATTGAAATACCAGCTGTACCACCTTTCATATAAAGAAAATCGTTATTAGCGTGTTTAATACTAGCTACATCACGATTGCTGTCTGCCGATTTTTCAAAAGTTACATTTTGATCGCCTTTTAATGTAAGTACATCTATATTGCTGTTTTCTGAGCCATTGTGAAGAGAAAATGTTAGGTAATTGCTTGCGAGAGTAGAAGAGACATAGGATTTTATATCATGGTGTCTTGAGGCGTTTGTATCATGCCTACCTATTCTTAAAATACCTTCAGATTGATGACCTGGCATAACATTTATATTTGTCAAACCACTTTCTGTTATTTTAAATAATTCTTTATTACTGTTTGATGCACTTGTAGTATTACTATGTATCCTAAATATCTCTCCAGTGCTATTGTTATCGCTATCAAAGTTTAATGTTAGAGAAGATCCTGAATTAATTATAGAATCAAACGTTGTACCATCTGATAAATTTAAAGTACCACCTTCAGCAGTAATGTTACCTGTAAAAGTTGCGCTTTTTCCTGAAATATCCGAAAGAAATGGTATTGCCATATTAATTTATTTGAATAGTAAAAAAGACGGTACTCACGTACCGCCTTTTAATTTGTTTTTTATTATGTTATTGCAGGAAACTTACTAACTAATACTAAATAATCTTCAGATGTAGTTGGAGCAGTCCCAAATATTATATCTACTTTGTCATTGTCACTGCCTTTTTGTACTTCAACCTGAACAATATCATATGTAGCTCCTGAGCTATTGTCACCATAATGTAATACTTGAACCATAACTCTTGGTGTTGAAAACCCATGCGATATTGTGTACGTTGTATTTGAACCATCACCTGAAAGTAGCTTTGTGACTTTACTATGACCGTCGTTTGTTAAAGCAACTGTACCAGATTCATTTGGTAATAATATAGTTCTGTCTGCTGTTGGATCTACTACATCTAAAGTTGTTTCGTGGTCATTAGATGTATCACCTTCAAATATTACACCACTTGATGTATTTATTAATTCAACTTCTTTTTGAGTAGTTTTAACAGTTACATTTAAATTTTTAACAGTTAATTGCTCTGTACTAGGATTATAAAAGAAACCACCACCAGATGATTCATCTAGTAAGCCATTACTGCCGTCGTGATAAACTATATTAAAGTTTGTGTTAGCTGTAGAGCTTTCTGTTACTGTAACCGTGCTAGCTAGAGTAGCTGTTGCTGCATTACCAGCGGTATCAGCATCCATAGCATCTGTTTGTGTAGTTACAAAAGTATGTATTTGATCAGCTGTAGCTAAAGCAGCTCCACCATTTGCAATCGCAGCAGTTTTAGCAGAAACCGTTACAGCAGCGCTACCATTATAAGTTGTACCACTGTTTAATTGTACTGTTGTATCATCAAACGTTAAAGCATTTAAAGTACCACCTAAAGCAACTCCACTTATTGTAGAGTTTGCTAATTTAGCATTTGCAATTGAACCGGCTAACATAGCATTTGTAATACCTAAAGCTTTTACTCTAATAGCATCACTACTAAGTTCTATTGAACTATCGTCAACACCAACAGCTAGAACACCAGAGCTATATGATAAACCATTACCAGCAACCGCAGCTTCTAATCCTAATGTTACTGAAAATGCTCCTGATGTAGTAGAAGCAGAACCAGCTTCGACTTCTAATCCTTCACCAGCGTTTACTGTTACACCAGTTATATCACCACCAACGTTTATCCAGCCAGTGCCATTGTAAAAGTAAATGGATTTATCACCACCAGTGCTGTCGTAATATATTTGACCTTCCGAAGGTGAACCAGGCGCTGTGCCTAAGTTTTGTACTACAGCATTTTGTAGTTCGTTTTTGTTTAAATCTATATGTTGTAAAAATGGAATAGCCATAGTATCTTTGTTTTAAGTTTTTTTAATTTACAAATACCTCGCAAACAAATTTTGCGTTAAATGTTAATTGTAATGTGTTTAATGCATTATATGATATTTTTCCGTGTACTATTGTGTTAGCACTATCTTTTACAGTAGGTGAACCATATTTACCTAAGTTGTGTGTTATATCTAATACGTAGCCATCAGCTGAATCAGACCATCTATTATCGTTTGTGTTTATAGATCCAGAAGCATAATTTTTATCTGCTCCTCCTCCAAAAACAACTAAAGCATAGTGATTATCTATTACTAAACTACCATTACTTTTGTTTTTATATAATAAAGTTATATCATAATTATTAGTAGCGCTTCCATCACTATCGTTTATAACAACTATAGATTGTATGCTATAAACACCAAAATTATCTTGATCACTAGTATCTACTAATATAATATCTTTACCTACTATAGCTGATAAGATGTTTTCTTTAGAATTAACATCATCACCTTTAGATAGTTTACTTACCTTTAAATTTGTTAAATTAGCAAAAGTGCTACCGCTAGAAAAAACAGCTTGTAATTGTCCAGCGTTAGGTATTGTTGATTTGTATTGCCAAACAAACTGAGCCACAACACCCGCGGCATTAGTTTCTTTGTAAAAATTACTTATACTTTCTAAACTAAAATTACGTGTACCACCTCCTGAATCAGATCCTAATAATTTATCTGACTTTAAAACATTATCATCTTGAATATAAGTACTAACTCTAGCCATATTATTTTTTTCTTAATTTTTCAACACTTCGACCTCCAAAATAGGCCCCAATAACAGTAATTAAAACTAATTGCAAAAGATCTGTCCATTTTTCTTCTACTTCAAAAGCTATAGATCCTGAATCTATAAATACCATTAATACAGTGCTAACAATTAAAAAAACAAGAACTAAAGGCCTAACTGATCTAGTTAACCAGTTTCCATGTTGAAGATCTGCTTGCCACCTTTCAGTAACATTTTTTTGCATCTCTGCTTCCGCTTTTATAAGTATTTCCGTCATTTCTTTTTCAAATGCGGCTTTTTCGTCTTTTGTTCTAATAAATCTATCTGCAACACCAGCTAGTTTATCTACAACGCTACCTCCGGCATTGCCAAATAGCTTACTTAATAATTTACTCATTTTATTTAATTTTATTTTTGAAAGCCTCCCCAGCCTTTTTGTTTAAACCCTGCAGCTGCTTTTAATTGATTTTCTCTTGCTTTTATATCACCTACCACAGCAGGATTACCCTTGTCAACATGTCTTTTAACTTTACCAAGATTTCTCGCTGCTTTAACATTGTTACCTTCCATAAGAGCATTAAAACCTTTTTCAGTGTTCTTATCAATAACCTTATTAGATCTTATCACGTCTTTATCAACACCAGCTTGCTTTTGTTGAAGTTTGTTTATTTTTCTCTCTCTTCTTGGTGTTGATTTTTTACCCTCTAATCTACTTACTCTATTACCAAGCTTTTCAACTTTCTTATCACTAACTTTAGGTTTTACAGTTGACACACTTGGTTTTGGTTTTGGTATGTTATCTAAGTTTACATTAGCTTCCGGCTTAACGTTAGTTGATACTGGTGCTACTTTAGCAGGTTTAATATTACTTACCGGTCCTGGATCTTTTGGAGCATTTTTATAATCCCATTTACCAGTTTTAGCAAATACATCGTTCTGTCTTTTAGCTTCTTTTATATAGTTAGATTTATTCATATGACCATACGTCTTTCTATCTCTATCTTGATAAGCTTGATCATATGATTTACCTGTTGTTTTAGTTGGTGTTGGAGTAACATTTGTTTCTTCAGTATTATTATTATTATTATTATTACTTGAAGATTTACCAAGAAAATAACCTGTGACACCAGCGGCAACTGTACCTACTATTTTAGACATTGTACCAAATTTACCTTTACTTTTAGTGTTTTTCAAATTATTAGCAGTTTTATTTATTTTACTCATAGTACTATTATTTTGAACAACTGGTAAATTACTACCTGAAACAGCTGGTAGTTTTGTACCAGGTTTAGTAAAGCTATATTTTATACCTTTTTTATCAAGAGCTTTTATTTGCGCGCTGTTTTGTTTAAAATCACCTAAAGGATTTCCTTTGTGATCATACACCATATCTAGTTTATGAGATTTAGGGTTTAGTTGTTTAACATATGCTTCAGGTTTTCCTTTTTGCTCATTATTACTTTCTATTCTATCATCTTGAGTTATTGTACCAGTTTGACCTTCAACATATTCTACATTAGCATCAGTAGCCATATTACCACCTTGTGTTTGAAGAGTTGTACCAACCATTCTACTACCATCCGAAGCTACATTAAAGTTTTGACCACCTGAACCCATAGAACCATCTTCATTAACATCGTACCTACTCATTACTTTATTTATACCACCACCTGATTTTCTACTTTTCTTTAATGAATTAAAAAACTGTGAACCTTTAGAATCTTGGAAAGTAACACCACCATCTTCACTTTTACCTTGATCTTGGTAAGCACCACCACCTCTAACATATTCTCCTCTAGACATACCAGAATCTTTAATAGCTTTCTTTTCATCTCTTGATAAACTTTTCCAACTTTGTCTAGCATCTTTGACAAGGCCTCTATAATCACCACCCATGGTTCTTTTATCATCTCTTATCTGCATATTTTTTGTTCTCTTCAGATTACCAGCTTCTGCTCTACCAACAACATCTTTAAATTTATCTGGAACATACGCAGCAGTTTCAACATCATCAGTGCCAGCAACAGTAGTTTCTGTCTGTAGATTTCTATTAGCTATATCTTCTTCACTAATATTTTGTAAATCTGCATCACTTATAGTTCTAGTCTCACCAGCTTCATTAGTTCCTTGTACTTCAGCAAACTCCCCTGTGTTACCTGATTTTCTATTTTTAATTAATTTACTTTGCTCGTAGTCTTGAATAGCTTTTTTACTTAAATCAGTTATACCCATTCTAGCCATTTCTTTACCTAATGGACTATCTGACGCATAATAATCTCCTTCATAAAGCTTATTGCCAGTATAACCTCCTTGTAGAGATTCATTTTCTGTTTTTACAGTTTCAGGAGTTCCTTTATCTACATAAACTATCTCACTTTTTTTATTTATCTTAGCTTGGTTGTAGCTAGATTTAACTCTTTGTGTTATTGGTGATGCCATAATTATTAATTTATTGTTCTAAGTTGTTTGTTCTTTTTTTTGATTCTGCAACTCTTCTATTTGTTTTTGTAATTCTTCTATTTTTGATTCGTCTGTTTCGGATTCTAATAACGTATTTAATTCTTCAATTTGAGCATCTATAGTTTTACCACCATCGCTGTTATTGTTTGAATTTATATTAGCGTCGTTTCCGATACCTTTGTCAATAGGATCTATTTGATCCGCGCTAAAATCAATACCCTGCGTACTTCTCATATCACCCTCCCCAGAAATTAAAGCTTTAGAAGCTAAATTAGCTGATTTAGGATTATTACTAACGTCTTTAAGTTTATGAAACCATGTCTTGTACATTGTTTGTATTATTTTTAGCGTTATACTTTGCTTCAGTCTCCCATCTAGCAGCAGTGCTACCCTCAGTTATTGGTTTATTTGACCCAGCTTTATTTGTTATAGGTATCATTTTTTCACCATCTCTTTTAAATATATTGAATTCACTAGGTGTGTTTTCAATAACGTGATTGTGAGTGTATTGATTACCTTTTTTCATTTGTAATATATGTTCAGTTTCCTCTTCTAATGTTAAATTTTCTTTTAAATATTCATCAGAAGCGTTTTCATTAACATATATAGTATTGTCTCTATTTGCTTCAGCCACTGTGTTATTATCTAGTTTTCTGCTGAAAACCGGTATATTACCGTTAACAATTTGTTTTATACCAAATAATTCTTCTTTACTTTTTAGTATAAAACTCATTTGTTAAATTTTTTCCTGTTAGCATCTATCCATGCTTGACCAAATGATTTTGATCTATTAGATGGTCTTTGATTGTTTTGATAATTTATATTTTCAGGTTGTTTTTGATTTTCAGTTTTTTCTTGATTTTCACCTTTATTTTCTAAATTATAATTTTCTTCTTCTACAGAACCTTCACTTTTACTTTTTTCTGTATCAACCATATCAGATATGTCATCATATAAACTTTTACTACCAAAGCCAATATCTAACCAACTAGGCTTGAAACCTTTTAAACCTGAGTTCATCATGTCTTTAACATCCATCATCATGTTTTTCTTCATATTGTTTGGTAAAAGTGCTTTTACTCCTTTTGCCCCGTACTTTGTTGCTGTAACACCTTGCCCCATACCTGGTACAGCTGCCAGCAAACTCATAGTCGAATTTCCCGCATCTCCTTCTAAAGCGTACCAACCTGCATTAATTAAATCAGCAAAAGCACCAACACCTGGCACCATACCAAGCCCATCTAAAACCATATGCCCTGCTTTACTAAAGCCGCCTGAATCGTTATAGTCTTTCACGACTGACTTCATAGATTTACCAGTGTTTTTTGAATAGTTTTGTAAACCTGGATCATTCCAACTTACGTCATACTTTGTTTGCTTGTTAATAGATATAGGTCCACCACTACCGTCGGCATTCATAGTTACCTCTTGGTTAAGTGGCATATTAAAACTAGCCTGTCTAGCTTTTACTCTATTAATAATATTGTTAGGCATCTTTTTTCTCAGCTTGAGGTTTAGGATCAGGGGATGGCCCAACAGTATTTGGATCTTTTTTACCAGCACCTTTTTTTGCTACACCTTTTCCTGCAGTTACAGCAGCTCTACTTATCGCTTGGGTTTGATCATAAGGTGATCCTAATCCTTGTATTTCTGGATCAGTGTATCTATCTTTAGATATATCATTAGCACCTGGCACTCTACCATATATATTACTAATTTTACTTTGATTCTTGTTTCCTGGTTTTCCCATAATTGTTTAGTTTATTGATTTCGATAGAATTTTTTATCTTTTCTAGCGTATCTCTTTTTATCTTTATTTTCTTGTCTTTCAGCTCTTTTTGCTAATCTTTGTTTTCTAGCTTGTAATCTATTTGCTTTTGCATAGTTACCAGCCTCAGCTGCAGCTTCACCTTTTATTTGTGTTTTATCTAGCCTATGTTCAACTCTAGTTTTCTTTCTAGGTCCTGCTGTTATAACAACTTCATCTAAATGATTGTCTTCACCTGTTGTCATTCCTGTAGGTATAACTGGTGCTTCACCGTATTGAGTATCAATAGTATCAGACATTACCTCTTCATCTGACATTAAAGCTTGACCAGGCGCTACCGCGGCGGGGTCAACTATAGGTACAGCTGGAGGTTCGTTTATTATTTCTTTGAAAGGTGATCCATATTTCAAAGGGCCTATGCCCTTAAATCCTTTATAAGCCATGTTATCTGTTTTTATCTTTAATCATGTCATCAATGGCTTTATTATAAACCTTGTCAGTATATGATTTATTGTTAAAAAATACGTTACGTTCTGAAGTTGGAATATCCTCCTCCCCTAATAAGATTCTGTATATACGGGATATAAGTTGACTACATTTGAATGAGGTTTTGTATATACTATATTTAATTGAAGTTCTGTTTCTATGTCTCCACACTTCGATCCAACCATCTTGTCGTAATCGTTCCCAACGGGTTTTATCCCACGAGTAAGTGTAAACACCCTCTATAAAGTTATTACGTGTAAATCGCGATTTGCAATCTAAATATACAAGTAATTCTAAATCTGAGTCTTTTAGCCCATAAGTTTTACAGGCCCATTTTCTAACAAGCCTGTAATATTTAAATAATCCTATGTCTCTTAAGTCCTGTGCACTTAGTTTCATTCTATTAAAACTATATCCTGCACTCTTATAACTTGGTAAAGCTTATCTTGCCACTGAATTCCATGACCAGCATGTTTATCATAATGTACTGTATCACCATCACTAACACCTTCAACAAGATTACCTATAGAAATAATTTTTGCTTTTATATACCTGTTGTCACTGTCTAGTTTTTCTGTTATTTCTAAACCAGCAATTTTTTTAGGTTCTTTTTTTATTTTATCAACTACTATATAATAATTAACTGCTTGCATTTGGTATTCTTATATTAGATATTACACAATCTGCAGAAATTATAGTAGAAACAACGCTAACTGCATTTTTTAGAGCTGTTTTTGTAACTAAGACGGGGTCTACGATTCCGGATTTAACCATATCGACTTGATCGCCGGTTATTACGTTAAAACCAATACCTTTTTGGGTAGGTATTTCGTAGTTTTCAATACCAGCGTTTGCCATAATGGTGGAAAATGGAGATTTTATGGCTTCTACTAGTATTTTCTCCCCTATATTTTCGGTTTTTATGCTATTTGCAGCATTTAACAGCGCAATTCCACCACCTGGAACTATTCCTTCTTTCAAAGCTGCTTTAACTGCGTATATAGCGTCTTCAACTCGGTCTTTTTTCTCTTTTAATTCGACTTTTGAGTTTGCTCCAACCTTAATCATACCTACAGAGCCACTTAACATAGCCAGTCGGTCTTGTAATTTTTTCTTAAAAAACGGTTCTTTTTCGTTTTTTATCTTTTTTCTTACTTCTTCGATTCTTTCTTTCAAATCTAGCTTTCCTACACCAGTTGTTAAGACGGTAGTTCTGTTATCTGTGACAGATTTTACTACTTGGCCTAAACAATCTGGCTGGATTAGATCTAAATCATCTCCAAGCTCTTCGTTCATTACTTTAGCACCTGTTAAAAATGCTAAATCTTCTATTGTATCTGCTTTGCTAGCACCAAAACCCGGGGGATCTATGATGTTAACCTTAATATTACCCTTAACTTTATTCATTAAGAGCGCAGATTTAACTTGTTGATCAACTTCAGCAACTATTAATAAAGATTCTTTGTTCTTTATAACATGCTCAAGTATATTTTGTATTTTTCTTATACTAGGTATAGGTGATGAAACTATTAAAACACATGGATTATCTAATTCTGCTATGTGTTTATCTTTATTTGTTGCAAAATGCTGTGACGTTAGGCCACTATCTATTTGAACACCGTCTATAATTTCGGCGAAAGTTTCATCTGTTTCACTTTCTTCCATCAAAACTACACCATCTTTACCTACTTTCTCGTAAGCTGACGCAATAATGCTACCAAGTTCCGTGTCATTGTTACATGAAATCGTAGAAACACTGGTAAGCTGAGTGCCAGATACTGCTTTGGCGTGTTTTGAAAGGTATTTATTAACCTTTTCAAGCCCTGATTCAATTCCATTTTTAATATTTCTAGTAGATTCACCCATAAACTTGGGATCATTAACTGTTTTTAATAGTGATTCAGCAAGGACGATAGCCGTTGTGGTACCATCACCTGCTTCTTTCACTGTATTTTTGGAGGCTTCTTTAATTAAAGTAGCACCTATATTTTCTACTGAGTCAAGTAATATAACAGATTCTGCTACTGTTACACCGTCTTTTGTAATTACGGGTTTACCTAACGCATCTTCGTATATCACGCACTTACCTGAAGCTCCAAGGGTAGACTTAACCGCCTTTGACAGTTTTTCTACACCTGTCATCACCTTGTCTTTTGCAGAATCGCCAAAATATAGATCTTTGACTATCTGACTAGGATTATTGTATTCCATTAAATTAAATTTTATTTGTTTTACTTAAATGTTTTAACTACTTTAGGTCCTTTAACAAACTCTAGCTTTTTAGCGTAGTGTTCTATGCTACCATCAATAGCAGCTTCAGCACCTTCTATAGTTTCTCTTCTTGTAACATCAAGCCATTTTTCGCAGCATGTGTCTTCTTCAGGATCGCAAGGACAATCTATGTCTTTATATTCCGTCTGATAGAAACCGTTAGGTAGTTGAACAATCCTCCAGTTTTTCTTATCTGCGAGGTGTTTCCAAAGGTTTACTTGGTCTTCAGAAATTTGTGGTTGTGGTTGACTATTCCACGTATTAGTCTTGTAATAAAAATACGTCATTGTTTGGTATTTTAAGTTTGCAGAGGGTTGGTTATTCATTACGCGTACCGTGTCCTCTGTTTCCACGATTCGCTTTTACTGTTGTAAATCTCTTGGTTTTGTGATCGTAATCTTTACCTTCTATATTTTTCCCGGCCTTTTTAGCTGCTCTTCTTTTTCTTTGATTCTCTGCTTTTTTCCTTTTCCTAGCAAAAGTTTTTGCAAACGCTAGATCTCTCTTCTTTTTAGCCGCAGCTGCTCTAGGAGATAATTTCTGTTTAGGCATAATTATTTAATTACTTTCATGTTATAATAATCACATAGTCTCGTTAAAATTTAATAAACAGTGACAGTTGCCTATTACTAAGGTATACTATAAGGCTAGTGTCATAAAAAAAAGTATAAGATATTTTGGGAGTTTGCGTTGCCCCCCTCCCCTATACCACCCCGCTAACCTGGAAACGCTATGGATTTTGCCGGGCCCCCATGCTTATCCTCGTTTCGCCATGATAACCTAGTCAATTCGTATTCGTTCTGTGTTAACTATGTTGATTTCGCTTCACCATTTTGAATATACATTTCACGTTTTACATAGTAAATACGATAGCATACCGATTATATAATTGTAACTAACAAACTAATAAATGAATTTAGATATTGAGAGAGTGTGCGGAATACTATTAACACAAAATAAATAAGTAAACAAACTAACTACTTTTACAATACAAATACGAATCACTATCGATTATCTAAATGTAACTAAATAATAATAATTAAATATAATAACTATGAGTAACTTAATCACTAAAAGATTTGTCGTAAGACAATCACTAATCGGAAAAAATGTAACATTTGAATTCACTAATAAAAAAGGTGACACAATAACTTACAATCACGATAAAGTATTTTCAATAATGAAAGACACACTAACTAACTTAGCTTGCTGGTCTAAATACAAATCATACACTGCTACTAATAATATACCTTTAGTACTAAGAGATAAAGAGTTAGTATAATCTAACTCATATCTTTC